TCATTTTAAAAGAATATCTTGACATATCTTTATATGCTTTTTTCTTGGGAATGTATATAATTTTTTTATGTAAAGTTCTATTTCAATTTTTTATATTTTATCTACGAACCTTCGGTTCGTATAGAAAATATTTGAATACCCAACTTCGTTGGGTATTTTAGTTTTGCGAAAAAAGCGAAAAAGCGAAAAACAGGAATAGAATTTCCAAAACCCTCCCAAGATATTTCTAAAAAATATTTTTGTTTCTAAAAATAAAAATATTATTTGCCCTTACCTACTTTTCCAAAAAGCGTTCCTGTTTTTCGCTTTTCGCAACCAAATAATAAAATTGAAATAGATATGAATAATTCATATAAACATATAAAGAAATCTCTACTCATAATATAATATGAGTTTCACTATCCAATCGCAACAAGAGTTAATTATGTTTGTTAAAATCTTTGACGCATTTATCGATGGAATGGAAAGACAATCTAAACAATTGTGTAGTATGATGGAACATAAATTTAAATACTCAAATGTATTAAATGACATAAAAATTATTTTGTCAAGAAAAAAATTATTTGAATGTTCTTTATCAAATTTAATTATAACTAAATATGAAAAATATGAAAGAGAAACTATCCATTATAGATGGTTAAAGTTGCATAAAAGCGAAAGAGAAGAAGATACTTGTCCTGTCTGTTATGAGTGTGTTGATAATCTTACAACTGGAGATAATTGCGTTCATAAAATTTGTGAAATTTGTTATGATAAAATAATGATGAATAATAATTTGTGTCCTATCTGTAGAAAAAGATTACTTAATGTTGAAAGTGATAATGATAGTGATGATGATAGTGATGATAATCCAATTATAGAATTGTTTTGTGGAACAAATGAAATACCTGAACCTTATAATTATGCTCCTGATATTAGATTGTATAATGTCGAAACAAATAAGATTATGTATTCTACACCTTCAGGATGGGCTGAAACTGATAGATGTAAAATTCCATTATATAGGTTGATACAAAGATATAGTGATGAAGATGATAATGATATAACTTTGCAAAATTGTTATATGTGTGGTATTCAAAAGACACAAGAAGTAAATGAACTTATGAAAAGAAAACATAATACCTTTTTGTTGCCTCCTGAAGAAGAAGGCGAACCTGAAGTTTGGGATAGTTGCTTTAATTGGGATTACGCACACTGCTACGAATGCGAACTTCTTATGAGAAATGTTTTTGGATTATATAATAAAATGTTTTATGAAGATTTGATTAATAATACTAATCCTTAAATTAAGAGGGATAAATATCTGCGAATTTGCGAAAAACAGGAAAAGAATTTCCAAAACCCTATGGATATATTTTATAAAATATTTTTGTTTCTAAAAATAAAAATATTATTTTCTCTTACCTACTTTTCCAAAAGTCGTTCCTGTTTTTCGCTTTTCGCAACCAATCTAATCATCATTCTTCACATAGTTTATAAGCATATTTGGACTTGTTCCCATTTCACTTGTAATTGTATCAATCTTCTTCTTTTGTTCTATTGTATGACCGAATTCGTTGGTTAAATATGTATGCCTCATTTGATTAACTCCAACTTTTTTTCCAAAAATCTTATTTAATCTTTGGTTCAATTTAATAGATGATAATTGGTTCATATTTTTATCGAAAAGTAGATAATCAGTTGGATTAATTTTTATCCATTTGGTAAGAATGGATTTTAATTCTTTTGGAATTTCTACCTGTTGTTCTCCATAAAATTTACTTGTCTTGTAAGAATTATAATATATTTTATTCTTTTCCAAATAATTATCTTTGGACTTGTCGATATTTTTTATTTTCCAATCAACAATATCTTTTGAGCGTCTTGGTGGAACAAAAATGCCTCCCAATAATGACATTATTATAAATGATTGTATTTCTTGCAAATCTTGAGAAGTATAGGATTTCTTTTTGTAAAGCAATTCAGCATTCTTTTTTAATGCTTCATATATTTCTTTTACATCATTCGTAGAAACCCAACTCTCTTCTTGTGCTGGTGTCTTTTCTTGTTTCGCTATTTGATGATTATAATCTTTTACATCTTCCAACATTAAATCTCTATAAGGTTTCTTATCTGTAATGATTACTAAAGCAGATAGAATTGTTTTCCTTTTGTTTGGTGGTAAATTTTTCAGGTGTTCTAAAACTTTCTCTACTTCATCGAATTTAGACATTTCTACTTTCTCATCTCCAAACACTTTTTTAAAAAGAGATTTCAAAATGGATGCATAGGTATTCACACTTGATTTTGAGAGACTACCTCTTTTGTGAAATATGTATTGTTTTATTTCTTCCATTAATATTTGTAATATTATAAATATTAATCTTAAACTTAAAATCCTAAACTTTGTTTAGGATTATTAAGTCATCGAACGCCAACTTTGTTGGCGTTTTAAACTTAAACTTTTATTTATTGGTTGCGAATTTGCGAAAAACAAGAAAGACTTTTCCAAAACCCTCCAACATATTCCTAAAGAAAATTATTGCTGAGGAATTATTTTTTTCTTTTTATCTTCGACCCACTTTTCCAAAAGGCGTTCCTGTTTTTCGCTTTTCGCAGGAGATAAATATGATAAAAATATTCCTTTGTCGTCATAGCATTCCCATTCCCACTTTGGATTATCGCTCTTAATTAAAGTCAGTTTCATTATTATTTATTATTATTATATTTCTGCTCTAACAACTTATTCAGTATCTTTATATTTTCTTTTAATGATTTACTTTCACCCCAAAGAAGGTATGCTGAAAATAATGCTGATGATGGAGTTAGATTATATATTAATTGTTTTTCTTTTTGATTTCCCAAATGTCTTAACCAATAATTTTTTCTCAATAATGGATTGTGATGGTCTATATAGGTTGAACCATCATCTAAACCAAAATCATAATGTTCTCCATTATCCAAAATAACCCTGTATCTTTTGAAAAGTCTTGGACTATCGATTATATCAACTATCCTCATAATATATTTATATTAAGAAAGGAAACTTTGTTTCCTTTCATAAGATTTGATTAAAATTCCTAACCGAAGGTTAGGAATTGTTAATTTATTCATTAGATTTTGTTTCGGTATGTCTTTCGATTTGCAACTCATCTATTTTTTCTTCCAACTCTACATTCCTTAAAACTTTTAATCCGCAACAACTAACCTCTTGACATTTGGATTTATATAACAATCCTAATATTCCCAAAAAGCAACCTACGAATGTTGTTATAGCAAAACTCAAAAATACTTCAGTAAGCATATATATATTATGCTATATTATTTACTGATACAACATATATATTCCCTCCAGTTGTAAATGGTATATAATTTATTTTCATTATAGCATATCCACCACTTAGAACTGTTATATTAGAAGCGAATGTCGTTTTTATACCAGTTCCCAATCCAGTAGCATTTATAGTAAGTGTTCCGCTTCCGCCATTATAAATAGCAACATAGTATTCAGCATTTACAGGAAAGGAAGAAAGACTTAATGTAGTAATTGTATTTGTTGTTCCAGTAAAACCTATTTGATAATTTCTAAATGTTGAACCTGTTGAACCAGCAATAGTAAGGGTATTAGTAGAAAATGTTGCCGTATTAATTGAAGTTGGTAATACTAAACCAGTTGTAATAATATTTGTAAAAGTTGAAATACCACTTGAAGAAGCGATTTGAAAAGGGCTAAATGTTCCGTTAAAAATATTAAATCCATTTGCGTTTATTTGAGAAACCGCTAATCCTGTTGATTGAATGGTTGCTATTGTTGTTCCGTTGTTTTGTAGTTGTAATGTATTTGCTCCACTATTCAAAATTAAACCACCACTACTACCACCAGTAATCGTTAATCCACCTGAAGAATTAGAAGCAAGAGAAGAAGTATTAATTATACCACTACCGAATTGTCCGTAAGAACAAGAAAGAGTAGAAGTAGAAGGCGTATATGATAGCGGTCCAGTCGTATCGTCTTGATATAAAGGTAAATTAGTTCCAGTTGAACTAGTTGCTTTAGTAAATGTAATATAACAGGTGGTAGAACTATTATCGCTTACAATTAAACTATTATTTGAATTAGTTGCAGTTGTTGCTGTTGTTGCTGTTGTTGCTGTTGTTGCTGTTGTTGCTGTTGTAGCGTTTCCACTCAAAGCACCTGTAAATGTTGTAGCACTAAGATTTCCAGTTGAAGGAACATATGATAAAGGTGAAGTTGTTTTATCAACATATAAAGGAAGATTTCCAGAATTCGTTGAAGCAAAAGTAGGATAAAAAGTTGAAGAAGTATTATTATCACTAATCGCTACATTATTAGCGTTTGTTGCTGTTGTAGCAGTTGAAGCGTTTCCAGATAAAGCACCTGTAAATGTCGTAGAAGTCAATACGCCAGTTGAAGGATTATATGTAATATGGTAGTTTGCGTCTGTATATAAGGGTTGACTTGGAACAAGTCCATTCGCACTAACAAAAGGTAAATAATAAGTCGCATTAGTATTTATTGCTGTTGTTGCTATGTTTTTAGCGGTTGTTGCTGTTCCACTCAAAGAACCAGTAAAAGTATTACAACTTATATTTGAGGAAGTTAAAACATTATTATAAGTTCCGTTTGTTATTTTTAAACCAGGTTGTCCTATACTATTAAATCCTCTAATATCAAAAATAATTGTATCACTAGTTCCATAAGCGCTTTGAAGATTAAATCCTTCTGTCAAAAAATTGATAGAACCATATTGACCGCTATTGTCTTCACTTCTTATATTAATGTTTCCAAGATTATCACTCGTAATATATGAATATTGAGGACTATCTTGTATATTAATTCCATTTTGAAAACTCATATTTCCGTATGTAACTAATTGACCGGTTGAAGGGTTAAATGTAATATTGTAGTTTTGGTCTGTATATAATGTTTGTCCTGAAGAAGTAGCATAAGAGGATACAAAAGGTAAATAATAATTTTGATTAGCATTTGAGGAAGTTGTTGCAATATTATTAGCGTTTGTTGCTGTTGTCGCTGTTGTAGCGTTTCCACTCAAAGCACCTGTAAATGTTGTAGCACTAAGATTTCCAGTAGAAGGAACATACGATAAAGGAGAAGTTGTTTTATCAACATATAAAGGAAGATTTCCAGAATTCGTTGAAGCAAAAGTAGGATAAAAAGTTGAACCAGTATTATTATCAGTAATAGCAACATTATTAGCGTTTGTCGCTGTTCCGTTGAATGTTGTTGCCGTAATCGTCCCTACATTTGTTATATTATTAGAATTCATATTCAGTTTGCTTAAAATATCAAACCCATTTGGATTTGTAGTTGATATTCCGTTTTGTGATATACTTGCGTAAATAGGTGTTGTTAATAAATCACCTCCTAAAACTATTCCTTGATTATCAATTTTAATTGATTGTGAAGCGTCTAATGTTTCACTATATAATTGTTGTGGTATAAGATTTGTTTGATTTGCATAATCATAACTCATATATAATTAAGAGATATTATATTTATTGAATTTTAGTTAATTTCATAATTACATTACAAGCAGAAGGAAGAGGAGTAGTTGTATTTAAAGTATAAGTAAAAACAATACTACCAGCAGAAGTAGGAGGACAATTTCCAGTATTTTCTGTAATGGAAGTAGATGAATAACTCCAACTTAATATAACTCCATTAGAATTAACAAGCGATAAAACATATCCATAACCAGACCCACTAATAGTATAGTTTTGTGAATATCCAGCACAATAAGTTATAAGTGTTCCTGAATTAATACTTACAGGTTGATATAAACCAGACCCACTTCCAATAAAAGAACTATTATTCGATGTAAGTGTTCCAAAATTTAAAGGAGGGTTTCCAGCATTATTTTTTGTATAAGTAGTAGCAGTATTATTTGTATAAATGATATAAGAGAAATAATTTCCATTTGTAGAAGGTATAGTAAAAGTCCAACCATTAGTAGCAGAGTTATTCGAAGTAATAGTTATTATTGTTGGTGATGTTCCTATAGCAGAATTCACATAACCTATTGTTGCTGAACCATTATCATTTCCACTTATAGGATATGATTGTGCTGGTTGAGTTGGTGTTTGATAAAAATTAATTGATGATGAAAGAAAATTGGCGATGAGTTGGGGCGTTTGTGCTGAATTAGAACCCCAAAGTGAAAAACCTCCTGCTCCACTTCCCGATTGTCCGTATCCAATTAAATCTGTTTCACCACTCCCCCCAGACCAATTCCAAGCAACTCCCATACCGCTTTTTGTTCCGCTATTTGTTAAAGGTTTTGTATTTGGAAAATCAAAAACCGCCGAACCATTTGATAAAAGTATATTACCACTCCCACCATTAAACGATAATTGATTTGAAATATTAACACCTCTTACAAATAAATTTCCAGATATGTCTAATTGATTATTTGATGTTATATCACTTGATAATTGAATAACATTTGTATTTGTGCTATTACCTATTTGAAGACCTTTTGATAAAACCGCTCCCAAAATATTATAACTCATATTGTAAGAATATCCACCACCAGTATTATATTGTAATAATCCACCATTAATATTAACATTATTTCCTCCGATAGAACCAGTAGCAACCATACTACCAGCAATATCTAATTGATTATTATAAGTTGTATCAGCGTTTAATAAAACTGAATTTGTATTTGTTGTATTACTTATTGTTAGTCCGTCTGCTAAAACTAATCCACTTGAATTATTAGTAATTGCGGTCGAATATGTTAAATTAGAAATTGTTAATGAACTATTAGATACAATAGGACTATTAAATGTTGTAGGATTTGTATTAAATGTGTTATTTCCTGTAAAAACATTATTACCTGCTAAAAAGACATTTCCCACTGAACCTCCTGCTGCTAATTGAACTCCATTAAATAATAAATTACTACAAATAAAATTAATTGTATTTTGTCCTGCATTATAATTATTTGTAATTGTTAATGTATCTGCTGTTTGTTCGAAAGATGTGTTGTTGTTATTAGCAGAACCAATAGTTGCACCTCCATCTAAATATGCTTCTCCTGCGACATTAATGTCTCCCAAAAATGTTTGACTTCCTGATTGTGAAATTGGATATGTCAAAAAGTATTGTTTTGCGGTAGCATAAGTTAATGCTGTATTTGTAGGAGCAACAAAATTATCATTATTAAATGTTCCTGTGCTATTAGTAGGTGCAGGGTAAAGAATTCCTAATCCACTTGACATATATAATTAAAAGATATTTTATTATTTATTTTGGCGGTATATAAGGTGTTGTATGTGTAGTGTAATTAAATACAGGTGGAACGGCAATTGGTCTTGGATATGAAACGCCTAATCCCATATATAAGATATGTGAAGAAATATTTTTTCACAATTATATATTATATGCCTAAATCAAAAAAGAAAGAAGAAATTGTAGGTGATGGAAAAATAGTAAATCTTTATGAGAAAATACCAAAAGAATTTTTAGAGAAAGTAGAGAACCCAAACTTTCATCTTCATAAATTAAAATTGCCGTTTAGAATGTGTATTGTCGCTCCGTCAGGTTCAGGTAAGACAAATTTTCTATGCAATTTAATTGGTATTTTTTGTAATGGAAAAGGAACATTTCAATCTATTACGATAATTACAAGGAACAAAGATGAGCCCCTTTATAAATGGATGACTTCTAAATGCGACCAAATACAGGTAAAAGAGGGATTGTCGAATACTCCTCAACTTGACAAGTTTGATAAAGATTATAACCATCTTGTCGTTTGGGATGATTTAGTATTGTCAAAAGACTTATCGATGGTTGAGAATTATTATATAAGAGCAAGAAAACTTAATTGTTCTGTAATCTTTATAAGTCAGTCATTTTTCAAAATTCCAAAAATAATCAGGAATAATTGTAGTTATATGGTTTTGTTAAAATTATCAGGTAATAGAGAGGTGAATATGATTTTGAGCGAATTTGGATTGGGTATTACAAAAGAAGAACTATTAGCGTTGTATAAATTTGCGACTGCTGAGAAGTTTAGTGCATTAGTGATTGATATGGAAGAAGAAGCAGATAAAAGATTTAGGAAAGGATTATTACAGATATTAGATATTCATCCTTCGGCATAGACAAGAATTTTTCTTATAAAGATGGGTTGCGAAAAAAGCGAAAAAGCGAAAAAGCGGAAAGACTTTTCGAAATGCCTTCAGGATTTTTTGGAAAAATATTTTTGATTTCTAAAATTTTTTATTTTCCGCCAAATAAAAAGTTTCTAAAAAGCGTTCCTGTTTTTCGCAAATTCGCAGACAAGAAAAATTCTTATAAATTCTTGTTTTTCGCAATATATTCTTGTTTTCCGCACTCAAAATTTATTCATCTATGAATTCCTCACCTAAATAGGTGCGAATATAATTGTTTGCGAAAAAGCGAAAAACTTACCTTATTTTCAAGAGTTCCCAAGAATTTTATTTATTAAATTTCTATTTTATATTTTTCCTTTTGGAAATACCTCATAGACCTTTTGGAATTCTATCCCACTTATTCGCATTTTCGCAAAATTCGCCGACCAAGAAAATATCTTATAAAGGTTTTTGTAAAAAAAAGAAAAAGAAAATCTATAGAATATTATGGATGAAATTGAAAAACATCAACTTTGGAAAGATAAAGTATTAAGGGTGAAAACGATTTGTTTAGACGAAATGGAAAAGCATCCTATTACTAATGTTTCGATTATGAGTGGTAAAGAAAAGAAAATACTTTTATCAAAAGTAGAAACTTATATGGAACATCTTACAGATGAAGAGATTTTGAAAAGGTTTAATGAAATTGTATGTGAAAAGGTGTTGAATGAGACAAGTGATTATACAAATTATCCAGTAATGCGACAACAAGAGGAAACCATTTAAATTAACAAATCCGTCTCAAGAGACGGATTTTTAATCATAGAACGCCAAACTGAGTTTGGCGTTTTAGATAATTTTATTTTCTTGACTAAAATTATTAAAGATGAGTTCAGGACTACCAAATAGAAATCCTACAGATGCCGATAAATTTAGACAACAATATCTCTCTACTCTTGCTCTACAAGCAAATATAAATGCTATGAATTTAGAAGCAAACAAGGTATTTTTGAAGACAGGAGTTTCACCTACACAAGTAACAGATGGAAGAACAACTACCGAAAAATATGCCGATATTGAACGATTGAAAATAGATGTTAGGAGTAGATTAGGTGAGATTATGGATGGAACAGATGCCGATGCAGCAGTTGAAATCATTTCCCAGAGACCAGATGATTTAAGGTTTTTAGCAAATAATATTGACCCAATCATTAAAGATATTAAACCAAGATACAAGTTGGGTATTCAAGCAGATATTTTTATTAATTTTTTGGATAGATATATCGACAAATATCAACAAACTTTAGGAGTAGAAATGGGATTACAACAAGCAACAGGAGAACAAATCCTTTTGTCTAACCAACAGATTTTAAATCAAATGATTACTATTCAAGATTTAAATGCTTTAATTCAACAATTAAACGGCATATTTCAACAAGCAAATTTCAATCCAAGAATGATGAGCGATTTAAGAAGAGATATTGGTATGCTAATTAATATTATACCTGACGAACAAACCATAAGAAGTATCAGTCAAGTAGAAAATGCTAATTTGAGATTTAGTATTCAACAAGATTTAAATGAAGCATTACAAAATCTACCTACAAGAGCAGATATAAAAGAAAGACTTGCCGCCATCACTAAAGTTTTGAGAACAAAAGACTTTGCGGCGGTAAATGAAAAATTAGAAGAATTGCACCAAGCATTAGCACAACCACCAGCAGTTTTAGCAGCAATCCAAGCGGCAGAACAAAATATATTACAAGAATTAGGAAGTTCATCATCAGCACCCAAAGCAAATATCGTTAATTATATTAATCCAAGTGAAATCGAAACAGGTCAAGGTGTAAGACATAAAATTACTCAAGCAGATTTGAAAACTTATATTCATTTGTTATTTGGATTAGCAGATGAAAAAGGAGAACCTTTTGGTGTAAGAGAAACATTAGTAGTTTCTACAAGAGAAAAAATGAAAAACTTTTTGATGGAAAATGATGACAAAATAAAATTATTAATTGCATCCATTCCATCGTCAGTATCAGCACCATCATCCGCATCTACCATTTCAACACTTACAGCAGGAGGAGGTTATTCTCCATTTTCAGCATCCAGTATTGGAACAACGGCAGAAGATTATTCAAGGTCAGGTGTAGATGTTCCAGTTAAAGATACAGGTGAAGATACTTTTGGAGGAACAGGTATGAAAAAAAAACGAAAAATAAAAGGAAGAGGATTATCAACTGATAGTTCTTTAGGTGTCGAAAGAATACAATATGTTCCTTTTGGAAGATATGTTTTGAATAAACAACATTTACATAATAATAAAGTTTTGTTGAAAACTCCATACAATAAAAATATTCCAAACTTTCCCTCAAAATTAGTCAGCGAAGATTTATCAAATGTATTACAAAAGATAGTTGGTAAAGGAATGCCGACTTATGATGATTTAAATAAATTGAGTGATGAAGAAAGACATTATCTCCATCAATTAGCACAAGTAGCGCACATTAACGATAGATTAAATATACCAACACCTAACAAAACAGAAGAACAAAAAGATATTAATCGATTTATGATATTAAAGGGAGAATTATCATCAGGAAACGATAATAGCAATTTAATTAAGGAGTTTAAGATATTGGTTATGAAGTTAAAGAATAATGGTCTTTTACCAAAAAAACAAGCAACAGATATTCTTTGCGAACTTGCAACTTTAGGATATTGAGAATGCGAAAAGCGAAAAACAGGAATGCTTTTTGGAAAAGTAGGTAAGGGCAAATAATATTTTTATTTTTAGAAACAAAAATATTTTTAGAAATATCTTGGGAGGGTTTTGGAAATTCTATTCTTGTTTTTCGCAAATTCGCAATCGACCAATAATAAAATATTGAAATAGTATATATGTCAGGCGGATATGCACCCATAGTTACAGGACACATTATGCCTATTCAAACAAGAAGTTCAGGTTTTCAAATCCCTTTCTTTCAGGGTGGTTCTCAAGTTCCATCTGCTTTAATGATGAGACAAGGAACTTATAATGGAAGTTATAGTGGAGCAGGTTTTCATAAAGGTTCTGCTTCTCATACTCATCCTAACGAACTTGATTTTACGACTAAAAAATCATCAAAAGATTTCCATCATCATCATCATAATATTAAACCCATACATCATTTACCCTTTGAAACAGAGGGTTCAGGACTTAAGAAGCACCGAAAGAAAAGTAAAGGAAAAGGGTTTGGTCCATAAATTAACAAATCCGTAGAACGGATAAATAAATTATCCTTTTATATAATATATGAAAATTATAGTATTAAATCAAAGTAACATAGTGCCTGATGGGTTGAATAACAAGATGGTATATAATTTTCCAAATTCAGTTCCTTTTAAGAATAATTATATTGCGGTTTCAAGTATTACTATGTTTTATTCTTGGTTTAATATATCGACCGCATTAAATAATAATACATTTAGTTATACTTGGGGAAATAGTGGATTAACTTATAAAATTACTTTTCCTGATGGATTGTATGACATTCCATCAATCAACGCATACTTTCAATATATTTGCATCCAAAATGGAACTTATTTAATTAATGGAAGTCAATATGCTTATTATGGAGAATTTGTTTTGAACCCCACAAGATACGCAGTTCAATTTAATAGTTATGAAATTCCTACTGCTTTACCAACAGGTTATACAGCACCATCTAATTTTGTTGGATATCCTACTTTACCAAGTAATTTATTTATTACCATTACCAGTTTGTTTAATCTCATTATTGGGTTTTCAACCGCATTTGTTAGTAGTCAAAACTTGAATAATACTTATGTTCCTGTTCCTCCATACCAATCCAAAGATGGTTTAGGAACAATTACTTATCTTTCAACTCAATCACCAGAGGTTCAACCAAACGCTAATATTTTGATTGGTATTTCCAATATAGAAAATAATTACGCACAACCAAATTCGATTATTTATTCAATTAGTCCTGATGTTGCTGTAGGACAACAAATACAAGATAGACCTCCGCAATTTATGTGGAATAAACTTCTTGATGGAACATACAATCAATTAAGAGTTTCTTTTTTTGGAAGTGATAAAGCACCTATTCAAATACAAGACCCAAACATTACTCTTTTGCTTACCATTAGAGAAGGAGATGAGTTAGGAATAAAATAGAAATATCTGCAATAATATATGAACGATATAACAGAACAATATTTAATGAGAGTATATGATGATTTTAAAAAGGAAGAAGATAGATTGTTGAATGACATTAAAACAGGTTGCGAAGCAGATAAACAAAAAGATAATTACAAACAAATAAATATTATTCATCATATTTTAGTCGAAGTTCTCAAATTGAATACTTTGAAAAAGAAAAACTATGATATATAACTTGCGAAAAGCGAAAAACAGGAACGCTTTTTGGAAAAGTAGGTAAGGGATTTTGAAAAAATATTTTAGAAACAAAAAATATTTTTATAAAATATATCCAGAGGGTTTTGGAAATTCTTTTCCTCTTTTTCGCAAATTCGCAACCAAAGGAAAGTCTTCGACAAAGTTCGCAACCATAATAAAATAATAAAATAATCAAATAATATATATATGAGAATTCATCATAGAGCATATATTCCTTCTATGAATGGAGGAGGCATTCACATTCATCATATTAGACATAAAAATTTGCTGTCATTAAGCAAAGGAAAAGGAATAGGAGATGTTTTACTGAATACAGGAGGAACAGGTGGCGGTTCATCTTATTCAAGTTTAGACGATTATGTATCTACAACAGGAGTTAATCCTTTTGCTCCAAGCGATAATATTAGTGGAAAAGGTTTAGGCAAGTTTCATAAACATTTAGAAAGTTTGTCGATTATGCCGAAAAAGACAAAAGCAAAAAATATCAACTTTTCTCTATAAAAATAATAATCTTTGGGTAGATATTATATTTTATTTTCTTTTAATAAAATATAATGAGCGGAGATAAATTAGTATATGACCTTTCAAACGAAATTGAAGGAAGTCCTGCCGTTTTTGTAAAAAAGGATTGGTTGAATATTCTTGATAATCAAAACGCCAATTATTCTTCAAATCAATCAGTAATCGATACTTCCCAGTTGTCTAATTCAAATAAATATATGTCATACAGAGAAGCGTATCTTGCTGTCCCTTTGCTTCTTACTTTAGGGCAATTAACGCCAGGTGCAACTTTTTTACCAGCAACGGCAGGAACTTCTGCTGACTATGCTTTAGGTTTAAAGAATTGGTTTGGAACGATAATTCATAGTTTCACTCTTGATTACAACGGAGTTACGCTGATACAGCAAACTCCCTTTATAAATCTCTGGAACAATTTTAAACTTCTTACCAGTCTTTCGTATGCCGATGTTACTACTATGGGTGCAAGTATCGGTTTTTATCCTGATGACCCTACTTCTTGGGGGTTTTATCCTTCTACTGCTGCTTCGCCAGGTGCAGCACCTTTTAACCCTGTTATTGTTGGTGGTAGTTCAGGTCAAGGAACTTGTAATAATGTGAGTTTTGTCGCCAATCTTCCAGTCTTGTCTCCAACTACAACCTTTAACAATTACAATTCAGGGGGAGGAAATATTGGATTTTTGAAAAGACAACAATATATTAATTATGACCCTGAAGCAACACTTTCAGTTCCCAATCAACTTACAACAACCAGTTATTCAAGTTTGTTTTCTGCTGCTTCTTGTCAAAATATGTGGAAGTCTTATGTTTCAAATAAACAGAATGGAGCAAATGGTGTTAGAGGATATATTCAAATTTCGGTTATGGCGACTATTTATTTGAAACATATTGCTTCATTCTTCCAGTGTGTCCCTCTATTGAAGGGAGTATTCCTCAAAATGACGCTGAATTTGAATAATACATCGACTAACTTTTTGGCGACAACTAATCATACTGTAGCAAACCAAACTTCTTACCTTTCAGTTGTATCAGTTCAAAACGCCGTTGGTGGAACTAATCCTTTGATGGTTTCTGCCGCACAAGGTCTTAATGCTGACGGACAAGCATCAGCAGCATCTTTTAGTGGTGGTATTAATTTGAATGAGGGAACTGCTGTTGATACTGCTAATGGTTATGTTGCTAATATTTCGGTTGGTGCTATTTGTTTGAATAACTTATTAACGGCAACTCCTTCTGTTGGAACAGGTCAGTTAGCAAGAAGTATCTACCTTTACACTCCTGCTTATACTTTCAACCCTGTTTTCGAACAGGCATATCTGTCTTCACCCATTAAATCAATTAAATATACGGATGTGTATCAGTATCAAGTGCTAAATCAAGCACCAAACGGAAATTTTAATAATTTGCTGACGAATGGTATCGCAGATTTGAGGTCAATTGTCATCATACCATTTTACGCCCAAAATGCTACTATAGGTGGATTTCCAGGAGCAACTCCAGCAGGTATTAATCCTGCTACTCAACTTCCAGCAGGTATTCCTGTGTATCAGTCTCCCTTTGATACGGCAGGTGGCGGAACGACTTCTCCTTTGTCTCTTCTTGGAAACTTTAATGTTGTAGTTTCAGGGCAAAATGCTATCTACAACCAGCAAAGGTATTCTTTCGAAGAATGGAACGACCAGCTTTACGGATGCAATGCTGTCAATTCAGGTATGACGGATGGTTTGACAAGTGGTTTAATTTCTCAATTGGGTTTTGAAATGAACTACTGCTACTACTATGTGAATATTGGTAGAATGCTTCCTGTGGAACAATCAGTTCCCAAATCAGTTCAAATTATAGGACAAAACTATAGTGCTAATCCTCTTGACCTTTACTGCTTCTTGGAATATGGCGTTTCTGTTGATATCGATGCATTGACGGGCAGTAGGGTTTAAGCCTATAAAATATCTATATAAAAAAATTGATATAAAAATTATATGTTTAAATCTATTACACTTGACAAATGGAACGAAAAGGAAATTGGGTTTATGATGAAAATAAAGTTATTATTAATAGAAAAATTATTAAATCTCCTGATGATACTTTTGAAGATTTAAAAGGATTTGAAGGAATATATCAAATTAATCAACAAGGAGAATTATGGTCTTGTTGTTATGGTAAAATAATGAAACCTATGATAAATGAAAGTGGATATTATTTTTATAAATTAAGTGGTGGATATGTATCTAAAGGATTACAACATCGTCTTTTAGCAAAACAATATATTCCCAATCCTGATAATCTACCTGAAGTCGACCATATAGATAGAAATAAATTAAATAATTCTTTGGATAATTTGCGTTGGGTAAGTAGAGAAGATAATAGAGCAAATAGAGAAGTAAAGGGTTGTATTACAACTTTTCAAGCAAACGGAAAAACAAATTATAAAGCACATTACGCTATTGAGAAAGGTGTATATAAACAAAAATCATCTGTAGATAGAAGTGTTGTAGAGAAATGGTTGGAAGACATAAAAATTCAATATCCAAGAAAATAGCATTTATTTAAAAATTAATATTTTCCCTTATTATATAAATGGAAGAACACAAGATAGTCCATATTTTAGCAAGTCCCAAACAATTAAGCAAGTTAAGGAATGGAAGAGCGGTAAGAGTGAAACCAGTTGCGGAAGGAATGGGTATTCCTATGATAGTTCATTCTCATCGTTATAGTCCAATCCAAAGAGCATTTCAAGGAAGTAAAGGAATAGAAATAGCATTAACGCCGAATGAATTGCAAAATAATAAAATGATGGAAGGTCAGGGTATTTTTGGTAAAAAGTTTGATAATATGTTGAAAAAAGCAGGTGTAAAGAAACTTGCTTATAAATTAGCGGATAGTGTAAAGACACCAGTTGTCGAAGGAATAAGATATGGTATTCCAACTGCTTTAGGAGGTGCTACAGTAGCAGGTGCGGCAGGAAGTTTAGGTATTGGTGCTGCACCATTATCATTTTTAACTGCTGCATCAGTTCCATTAGCAAATACATTAGCGGATTATGTTGATAATCCAAATAAATTTAAAGGAACATCAAACGCAGGAGGAAGCAGAGGACAAGCAACCCCTACTTTGAGAGGTGCTTTAGAAGAAAATCAAATGTATAAAGATATGAATAATCATTTGGGAACTCAATTTGGAGCATTACAAAGTGCGGCGTTAGGAAATGCGGCAGCATTAAACGAAAGAGCAAATTTAGCAAATCAAGCAATCAACGCAAGAAGAAATGAAATAGCACCACAATTATCAGCATCTCCTTCTATTTTTAATACAACATTATCATCGACAATTCCAACATCATCATCATTCGTTATTCCACCACAACAAAAAATAGGCGAAGCACAAATATTCGGTTTTGGATTACATCATAAACATCATAAAGGTAAAGGATTGGGATTGTATTTGGGAAGAGGTCTTCATCATCATCATAGAGAAAAAGGAAGTGTTGGTAGAATGGGTGGATTTGTTGGTGCAACTCAACATATTCCACCTGCTTTACAATCACAACCATTAGCGGCAAACTTTCAATTTAGACATACTTTACCTCCATCATATCAGGCATTCACAAGATAGAAAATGCGGAAAAGCGAAAAACAGGAAAGACTTTTCAAAAACCCTCCAAAGATATTTTATAAAAATATTTTTGATTGTAAAAATATTTTTTATATTTTCCTTACCTACTTTTATAATTTCCGTTCTTGTTTTTCGCAAATTCGCAACCAATAAAATATTGAAATATATATATGGGAAGAAAACCGAAATACGAAACAGAAGAAGAGAGAAGAGAAGCAAAAAGATTACAAACAAAAAATTCTTATGAAAAAATGAAAGGTGGAGATTTAAAAGGTTCGTTTAATAATTTCCTCAAAGGTGTCGAAAGAACAGCAAATAAAGGAATTAAAAATATAAAAAATAAAATAGTGAATGAAGTGAATGCTCCTATAAGAAATGTAAAAAATGCTATAAATACAACAACACAAGTAGCAAATCAAGTAGGAAATAAAGTAAATCAAACAATACAAAATGTAAAAGATTATGCGAATGTAGTTGTAAATGGAAGAAATGATTATCAACCAAAAGTGAGAGATATTCTTTCCAAATATGGAGATAAACCGATACAAAAAATGTCAATCATAAGAGCACCAGTTCCTTCTCTACTTACAGGAGCATTATCCGCTTTGTCTTTAGGAAAATTTGGTGAAAACTTGTCAAATTCTCCTTATGATACATTATTTCATTTGAGTTTGATAATGACGATAGAAAATAAAAAGATTATTTTGGAAAAGAATGAAGTGATAAATATGGATGTAAATCCAAAAATAACGAAAGACACACAAACAAAAGAAGTTCCAATTCCAATAGGTTTAACATTAGATACATTATTGGATAATGCTAAAAAATCGATGGGAGGAAAATTCTTTTCATATTCAGCAAGAGATAATAATTGTCAGGATTTTATTTTAGCAATATTGAATAGTAATAATATTGGAAATGAAGAAGATAGGAATTTTGTTAAACAAGATACAAAATCTTTATTTGATAATTTACCTACATTAAGGAAAATATCAAACTCAATTACAGATTTAGGTGCAAAAGTTAATCATATAACAGCAGGAGCAGGAATAAATAAGATTGATTTTAAAGATGTAGATTGGGGTTCTCTTACAAAACAATTTCATTCTTTTAAAAGAAAACATCCTTCAATAAAATCATTAGAAGAATTTTCACATTATATAATTAATAATCCAAATCAATTTCAAAGTAAGACCAAAAAGAGAGCAGAATTTTATGTAAATGTTTTGAATAAAAAACATAAAGGTCAAGGATTAGGTTTAGTATATCATCATCATCATCATCATTACTATTATTAGGAAAAAATATTATTATAATATATATGCCAAGATTTGCAAAAGGTTCAAAAGAAGCGAAAGAATGGGGTGAAAAGATGAGAGCGATGAGAGGAAAAGGAATGGGAATGAAACATATTCATAGTGATATGATGATGAGCGGTAAAGGAGTTAGAAAACCTTTGACAGGAAGAAAACCAATCCATAGTGATAGTGATATTCATAGTGATAGTGATACTGATAGTGATAGTGATATGGAAGGAGGTGCAATTATGTATCCTCCTCATTCAATTCAAAGCACCGCTGTTTTTGGAGGTGCTGGATTAGGTTATGGTTTGGGAGATGGAATACATATTCATCATCATCATCATCATTACGATATGGAAGGCGGTCGATTATCAAAAATAGGTCAGGCATTTAATAAAGCATTCAATCCAAAAAAAAATGGAGTTGATAAAGCAGTCCATCAAGTTTCAAATGCTTTAAACCCAAATACAAATGGTCTTACGAATGATTTGAAGAAAACATTTAATCCTGCTTTAGGAAATAAGATAGTAAATGGATTAAAAACGACCGCTCATTATGCTATACCTGCGATTACATCTGCTTTAGGTGGTGCAGCAGGCGATTTAGTTGGCGGACCAATTGGCGGTGTTGCTGGTTCTGCTTTGGGTGCGTATGGTGGAAGTGAAATTAATAAAGCGATTGGAATACAAAATAATACTGGTTTTGGTTTGAAGAGAAGGCGTCGAAGAAAACATTAATTTATTTCAAAGAAAATTCGCTGTATCCAAGAAAATCCATAAGAACTTGTATGTCATTTTTTTGAAATCTATTTTCTCTCCAATTGTCGAAATATTCATCTGCGTAAGAAATATATTCTTCTTTCAAAAATCTTTTTTTATTAAAAAGTTGTTGTGTTGTTTTATTTTTAGTTTTAATAAATGTAGAAAATTCATCTAAATAAATTGTATCACAAAATTCCATAAACCAGTTTTCAATATCATTATCATACTCATTTTCCATTTCCATTTGTTTTTGATGATATAATGACAAAAGAAATTCTTCCGCAACTTTGTTTCTCTTTTCAGCAGTAGTCATTTTCGACATTTTGTTTTGCTTGAATGTCAATTATTTCTTGGATATATCTATTTCAATTTTTTAGTTTGTGCGAAAAGCGAAAAACAGGAATGCTTTTTGGAAAAGTAGGTAAGGACAAATAATATTTTTATTTTTAGAAACAAAAATATTTTTATAAAAAATATCCAAAGGGTTTTCGAAAAGTCTTTCCGCTTTTTCGCTTTTTCGCTTTTTTCGCAACCAAATAAAAAAATTGAAATAGATTTTTTCATATAAAAAACTCACACATTCAATCAAACAAAGATGTCTCAAAACTCAATCGAAATTTGCAACGGAAAAGGTAAAGGATGTGGATTACCTCTTGATGAGTGTATTTGTCATATTAGACATTTATGCGAAGAATGCGGAGCAGGACAAGATGAAGATGTATTTCTTAATACTTCGGTTGATTGCGATAAACTAATTTGCGATGATTGTTGTTGTAATAGTGATTTGGATAATAATTATTATATGTGTGATGAATGTAGCGATGTGTTTTGCGTTGAACTAACTAAAAGATGTATTGATGAAGAAGAAGAAGAAATCTTTTGTAAAGATTGTATAATTGAAAAAAATCGTTTTATGGATTGCGAATGTGATACTTGTAAAGAAATATATGACGAACAATTTAGTTTCAAATAATCAAATAAATCAAATAATTTCTCCATCTCTAACACAATTATAAAATATTAATGAATATTTATTACCTACTAAATCATCAGTATTCCAGTGTTCTAATTTACTTCCATCAAATATTAATGGTTTATATTTAGCATCATATTTTTTACCCTCTATCGTTAAATTACAACCTTCATAATCACCTATCGAAACGATTGTTGATAATCCTACATTATTACTATCCAAATGTTTTCCTGATATAGTATTATTATTCACATAACAACTTGAATACTTAAAAGGACAAATAATATCTCCTATCTTTTTTAATTCTTCCCAAATAAAAGGTTTTCTTTTTGTGCTATTTGAAATATCTAACATTTTTATATTTTTTGCAGTTATTAATCCTTCTCTATTTCTTATTATACCAAATACTTCTGCGTTATGTTGAGGAAAGTTTTTTCTGTAATGTCCGTTAATTCCTTTTGTATATGCTTTTACATTTCTTAATTTATGGGTTTCTAACATCTTTAATAATGGTTCAAATATTTTTGGGTCTATTTCAGGTAATTCTATTACTTTTGGAAAAGTATATTCTTTTTTATTTCTCAAAGATATATTCGGCACTTTGAAATCAAAATATTTTATTTTTTTTAATTTATTATTTACATATTGAGGAAATTTAAATTGTATATTAATTGCTGTATTATAATAATTTCCATAACCTATTTGTTTTCTGTATACTTCCATTCCACCTTTTCCAAAATATTTTGTTTTGAATAAAATATCATTACATCTAATTACCTTTCCATACTTTTCAAAACTATTTAATGTTCTTTCATAATCCTCCATATTATCAACACTTAATTTTAATGATTTATCTATTTTATAAATGTAAAATGCACCAATAATAAAATATAATCCTTCTTTGTATCCTTTACTATTTTTGTAATAAAATTCATTATCTAATGGAGGAAATCCTAAAAGATTGTATTTTGATTTGGTTAAATATTCGATACTATCATCCAAGACTTTTTGTAATGATTTTTCTCTAATGATAAATTTTTGTATGTCATCATCCATAGAAACTAATATTTCTCCTTCTTCAAAATAATCATCGATAAAGTTTCTTTGATTACCAATTCCTTCAAGTCCAATAATTATATTAACTTCTTTTGGAACATTTTCTAAATATAATTCTTTTTCTTTTTCATTCGCCAAAAATAAATACACTTGCGATAAATCAATATTATTTTCTTTTAATTGATTTATAGTAGTATGACTATTATGTCTTTGAAAAGATGGAATGACTATTTTCATATTGTATTATTGTAGATAATTATTTTTTGAGAAATTCGAATATGATTATTATTTTGCGAAAAGCGAAAAACAGGAATGCTTTTTGGAAAAGTAGGTAAGGACAAAAAATATTTTTATTTTTATAAACAAAAATATTTTTAGAAAATATCTTTGGAGGGTTTTAGAAATTCTTTTCTTGTTTTTCGCTTTTTCGCTTCCGCATTTTCTCACAAATAAAAAAATTGAAATAGATATATCCAAGAAATAAATTGACATTCAAGCAAAACAAAATGAGTAAAACATTCAACAAAGGCGGACAAAGAAGAACAATTGAAGCAGGATGCGGTTGGAGATGCGTAGGACATCCTACCGAAGTCAATAAAAAGTTTATTCTCCATAAAAAATATTGTAAATTTTGTGGTTCTCATACAGACCTACCTGATTTCGACAAAACTGCAGGTAATATGAATGGATGGAAAGGTCATTTCCATAATAATAATTCCAAAAAAGAAACGATTAGTTATGTATCTGTTAATGGAAAAGAAAGTAAAATACATCTTGAAGGTGTCAAGAGAACAGATGTAAGTGATAAGATAGAAGAAAAAATATTAAGTGATGCAGAATTAATTGCTCTCTTTGAAATTCCTCCATCGAAAAAAGGAAAAAAGTAGAGAATATATTCGCTTAATCATAAGTTAAGATAAATATTAATGATTAATTATGATGATAATATGATAATAAACAAAAAATAAGATAATAATTAATGATTATTTAATGTTTTTTAATTGAAATAGAAGATAAAGGTTAATTAAAAATTTTTAATTAATTATTTTATTCATTTTTGATTAAAATAAATCATTAATTAATAATAAACTTATCTCTTAATTAATGATTAAAGACAATTAACTATATATTTCAAATTAAAATGACTGAATACCCAATCGAAAAATATTTTATTTGGTATGAACTCATAAATAGTTTAAAACAAGAAGAATTGAATAGAGATGTAATATTAACTATTCATAAAAAATGGTTAGACATCTTTACCAAAAGTATCTAATGGTTTAAGTAGAGAAACAGGAACTAAACATTTTGTAGATGGTCTATCATATATTCCTGTTCTTTCTAATTGTATGGTTCGCTTATCAAAAGTAGAGAACAATTCTTTATCATACAAAATATAATATATTCCATCGCTAAACATAAAAAAAATATATAACTTTTTATCTAACTTGTCATACTTGAGTGTTTTGTTATATTCGAAGAATGTTGTAGGAAACTTATTTTTTGCATTTCTCCTACTCTTTAATTCAAATAAAAAATCATCACATTCCATATCGTAAGAACACATAGGATTATTATATAACTCTTTTGTATTCTTAATTGTTGGAAAAGGTTTCCTTAATATATCCAATAATTTTTCTTCATTTTGAATACCGAAATTGTAATCATCATTAAAATCTCTCAACATATAATTATAGAACATAAATAAAATACAAATTAACCGCATTCTTAATATTCATATTTAAAATACCTAACTTCGTTAGGTATTCTATGATTAAAAATCCGTCTCTTTGAGACGGATTGTTAATTTAGCGTTATTAATTTAATATAAATTTCTCAATTAATATTAAATGCTGACAAACGAACAAATAGAACAATTATCTCCTAAAATGGGTATTCCATTAGCAGGTGTTTTTTTCAAAGATGAACTTCCAAGAAAGTTAGAATACAACAAATCATATTTCATTAATTTACAAGACAGCACCGAATTAGATGGAAGTGAAAATGATGGAACTCACTGGTGTTTTTTGCAAGTCAATAAATATCCATCAGGAAAGATAGAACCATTTTTCTTCGACCCATACGGACAAGCACCAAGCGAAAATATAATATCTTTTGTAAAAAATAATTGTGCTAAATATTTACCTTATAGCAAAAAAGATATTCAATCATTAATGAATAATGCTTGTGGTTATTATTGTTTAGCATTATCTCATTTTATAAATTCTAATCCCCTAAAGACTGGTGATATGTATGAAGATGTAGAAAGGTTTTTGGAAATGTTTGATGATTTAAATGAAAAGGTTGATTGGAAAAAGAATGAATACATATTGAAGCATTTTTTCCAACCTAAAGACCCAAGACTAAGAAGAGAAATTGATGTGTTAGTCGATACAGATAAGATTACAGGTCAAGATGAAAGAGGAGGGTATAATATGATGAAGTTAGGGGTTGATACAAAATTTATATAAATTAACAAATCCCAACCGATAGGTTGGGATTTTTAATCACATCCGCAGAGCGGATAGTTCTTTCTTTAGTATTTCGTTATTTGTCTCTTGCAATTCTTTTATGAGTTCTCTCAACTTGACAATTTGAATAAAACAATCTCCATACTCTTTTATTTGTTCGGTTGGAATGTTGTATTTTTTAGCATAATAATATTGTTGGTTTTGTTGCTTAATTAAATCACCTTTGATTTGATATTGTTTGCGTTTGTATTCTCTCATATAAACAGCATTCTTATCCGTTTTCAAATCCATTATATAAGAAGTAGAGAAAAACCTTTATATTATTATTTAGTATAAAGATAGTTGTCGAAGACTTTCCTTTGGTTGCGAAAAGCGAAAAACAGGAATGCTTTTTGGAAAAGTAGGCAAGGGCAACAATAAAAAAATATTTTTGATTATAAAAATATTTTTCAAAATATATCAAAGGGGTTTATGAAATTCTATTCTTGTTTTTCGCTTTTACGCATCTTCTTCGCAATCTTCATTATGAGGAATTAATTCAAGATTTTTAATAAGAAATGTTTTAAGATGTTTATCTTCTTCGCAATTATAATTATCTTTCAAATATTCATAACATTCATCTCTACTATACATTTTTCTTTTCGTATGATGAAGTTCTTTATATTCCTCACAATTTTTTATGGTTTCCCAAACAGATTTTAATTTCGTCCATTTCTTTTCATCTTCAATTTCTTCATCTGTTTTTCTATAATAAATATTAATTAATTTTTTGAATACATTTTGGTCTTGGAGATATTTTTGAGAAAGTAAATTAATTGTTGTTGGTTCATAAAATCTTAATCCTTTTTGAGGACTATCTTTATCTAATGATTTATGATAAATGTCTGTCAAACAATCAAAGAATACCTGTCTATGAATTAATCGAAATTCTTCACTTGTGAAATATGTATTTGCAACTTTATAATTTCCACCTTTCGCCAATTTCTCTACATCATTAGTATATATTGTTTCAAAAGGAATAAATTTAATTCTTCTTCCTTCACCTTCCGTTATTTTGCTATCTAATTCAGGAGGATTATTAAATTCTATACCAAGTGTAAATGTTATTGGAATATTTTCTGTATCTCTATATAATCCTCTACAAGACATCTTTCCACCTCCAGTCATATTTTTCAAAATCGCATTTTTTATTTGTCCTTCTACTTCTTGAAAGATTACATATCTTTTATTTTTCAACGCATATTTATCGGCACTTGCGGAATTTGCCTTTTCGCAATCTTTCAACAAACCATTATTTCCAGTCAAATAATAATCTCCCAAAAGACAACTCATTAATGAGGTTGTATTTCCTTTTCCATTTCCACCTTTGCCGTTCAACAAGAAGATATTTTGATAAGATAATCCATCTAATCCTGATGCTTGAACTTGTAAATAATAATATCTTAATTCATCATTAGGAAAGATTGATGAATACATTTCCATTATTGTTTTCGTTTTTGTTCTTGTATCCATTATTTTATTATATAATTCTTCATCACCTTCACAAGCATCCAACAAGTTCTCATCTTCGATAAAATTTCCATCTTCATCATATCCATAATCCAATTCTTCATATTCCCAACCAACACTCATAGTCATATAATCATCATACTTATATGGTCTAAAATACTTCTTAATTAAATCAAACACTCCATTCTCAAAACCAATAAGGAATGGATTATTATCAAAAGGAACAGAAGATATTTTGACTTTTGGAATAATATGTTTGACAATATTTTCCATTCCACCTGAATTGCAAGTATTATTTCTCAATTTTGTAATCAAAGTGTTTTTTTGTCCCTCCGTCAAAGAAGTCTCATTAATTAATGATTTCATTTCATCAAAAAGATTTTCACTAATAATAATACTTAACTTGTATCTCTCACCTGATTTACTTTCTTCAAACCATCGATTATCATAATAAACATATAGCATATTTTGTTGTTTCGCAACCTTTTCATTATACAATTCCAAAAACTTTTCAGCAAGTTTTTTATAGGAAAGATTATCACACCATTTATTATAATCTGTATCTCCATTCCCCAAACTCAAACTATATTCTTGTTCTGCTTCTTGAATATTTAAAGTTATTTTTTCATCAAATAATTTTTCAGTCCAAGTAATATTAAAATTATATTTTGATTTTATGACATTTGTAATATCATCAATTAATTCTTCATAATAATCTTCATCTCTTACCATAAATCCATCTTGACAAGGAATAATTGTATCCAACGGAATATTTTTATTTTCTACAAGAAAAGCAATTGCGGTTTCTTGAACTACTCTTTCCCAAGTTTGATAAAATAACGCCATTACAGATTTTATATCGACTAATGGATTTTCTTTTTTTACATCATTAAATATATGTTGATTGTGCGTCCAAACCAAACTTGTTATTGCTCTTATTTCACTCTCCATAGTATATATTTGTCGTAAGGTAGGACTATCAGGCATATTATTTTTTGTAGGTATATTTTGTATCCACCAATCATAAGACCCTCCAAACAACAAAGACAAGAATAAATCTTTTGCATCTTCGTTAGAACAACCATAAAGAGTAATAACATCTGCTCTATATTGTTTTGGGTCATCAACATATTTTTTTAATTCAACGCAATCGAAATCATTATGAATACATAAATTAACAAGTAAAGTATAGGCAGAATTTTTCATATCAATATCTCTATATTTTCCATCACAAAAAGTATGTCTTATTTTTCTTGGAGTAATTGACATAGACAAATAATCAGTTGGAACTAATCGTCCCCATTTATGCTTTGGAAGTAAATATGAAGTCATAAAACATTCTTCTTGTTTGTCATACTTTTCCATATATTTCTCCAAAAACACTTTTTCATTATTATATTTTAACAATTCTTTTTTATGTGCGTCTCCTTTATTAAAGTCTTTGGAATGACCTTCTTTTATGTATTGGAGAGGTAAATATGGTTCGATATATTCTTTAACAATTACCTTTGAAAAGATTGATTTCTTTTGAGGTTGGATAGTCCATTTATATTTGATTTCTTCGTTCATTTTAAAAGAATATCTTGACATATCTTTATATGCTTTTTTCTTGGGAATGTATATAATTTTTTTATGTAAAGTTCTATTTCAATTTTTTATATTTT